GGAACAACAATCCCACCAACAACTTATAGAGTTTATACAACATATCCAAACACAATATTCAAGATAATAGACACTCAAAATATATTTATGCGAGGTAATACAATATCACCATAATTACAAAAAAAAAAGATTTTTTAATATTTTGGGATATTTATACTTATAACCTATTTAAGTATAAATGTTAAAATCATATAAATATAAACTTAAACCATCTGAAGAACAAATTGTTTTATTAAATAAACATTTTGGTTCCATTCGGTTTGCTTATAATTTTTTTCTTAATGAAAGAAAAATAGAATATGAAACTAACAAAAATACGATTAATTATTATGATAATACAAAATCATTAACCGAATTAAAAAAACAAGAAGAATATTCTTGGTTAAATGAAATTAACTCACAGTCATTACAATATTCATTAAAATGTCTTGACGGTGCTTATCAGAATTTTTTTAAATTTAAAAAAGGATTCCCTAGTTTTAAATCAAAACACAATAAAAATAGTTTTTCAGTTCCTCAGTCAGTTAAATTAATAGACGGTAAATTGGTTATTCCGAAATTTAAAACCCCAATTAATTTAATTTTAAGTAGAAGTTTTAAAGGTAAAATTAAATCTTGTACAATTTCCAAAACACCTACAAATGAATATTTTGTTTCTATTCTTGTGGAAACTGAACATATTAAATATGAAAAAATTGGAAAATCAATAGGTATTGATTTGGGAATTAAAGATTTTGTAATTACATCCGAAGGGTATAAATACAAAAATAATAGATATACGAAAACTTATGAGAATAAACTTAAAAAACATCAACAACATTTAAGTAGAAAAACATATGGTTCTAACCGTTATTTAAAACAAAAATTAAAAGTTGCAACTATTTATAAGAAGATAACCAATTCTCGTTTAGATAATTTGCACAAAGTGTCCACAGAATTAATTAAAAAATATGATTTGATTGTTTTGGAAGATTTAAACATAAAAGGAATGATTAAAAATCATAAATTATCTAAACATATTTCAGATGTTAGTTGGTCAAAGTTTATAGAACTTTTAACCTACAAAGCGGAATGGAATGGTAAAAAGATAGTTAAGGTTGATAGGTTTTTTCCTAGTTCTAAAACTTGTAATTGTTGTGGGTATATCAATCAAAATTTAAAACTTGATATGAGAGAATGGTCTTGTCCATCTTGTTATACCAAATTAGATAGAGATTTAAACGCTAGTATAAACATCCTTAAAGAAGGGTATAAACAAATATCGTCAGGAACTGACGATTACAGACGTGGAGATGAAATAAGACCAACTTCAGTTGGCACAATTGATGAAACGTTTAAAATTCTGAACAATATTTCAGAACCCAAATTATTAAAGATGATTGGGTAGTTCAAATGAGAGGTAATACAATATCACCATAATATGAGTAATTTTTTAGAAAAAATACCGGTTTCACCTATAACATCATTTGGTAATCCATCGGTTCCAAATGGTTCAACTATTGGTACAAACTTCAGTATTCTTCAAACCGGAGGATATATGGAAGTTTATGCTTTATCCGGATTAACATATACAATACCACCGGCAACAACCGGGATTATAGAATTTTCAGGTAACTCAATCCCAATCCAATTCACAAAAGGTTCGGGGTCGGCATTTTCACCTGATGTTTTAACATTAAATTCCGATAACATTTCTTCGGGTAGAAGAAAGTTGGGTATGTTGGTTTATGTTTATGAAACTGATAAAATTTATCAATTTAACATTAAGAATTACGATACTTTATGGAGTAATGCAACAGGTGCTACGGGACCTGGTGGTCCGACTGTGGTTATGTCTGATTACGGGACAACCGTTAAGAATAACTCTGCTGCGGGGATTGCGTTAATAAATGCTTGGACGACATCAACTATATCAGGTGTTAATGGTTATAACGATACGAACGCTTCGTGGGCAATTTTACAAACACAATCAATAACCGGAGGAACATTTAACCATAATGAGGAAACATTATCATTATATAATTCAATTGGTGGTGTAATAACTATTACCGGGTTTACCGATGTTAATGTTACTGGTGGAACCTATTTCCAAGGTAACACAACATTCACAAATAGTACCGGAGGAACATTTAATATTTTTGGACCATCTAATTATGACCCTGGTGTGATTAGTGGTGGGACTTGGACCGACAATTCAAACGGGTCAATTAATTTGCCTCAAATAACTGTTGCCTTATTCAATAATCCTAATTTTTTCGAACCTCTTAAATTTTACTCAATACCAAGTGGAACAACCGGTGTTGGGTCAATACCTGCATTACTTAATAATGACACTAACTATGTAATAATTGAATATAATAACGGCTCACCAAGATATAATGTTTTAGATAATGATGGAACGGTAGATTGGAGTAGCGTAATACTTTATATGATTATTTATAGAGCGGATAATTTCGTACATATTTTAGAGTTTGGAAATATGGGTTCTGGATTATCAAGTAAAATGAACGACCGTATTATAAGTACTGATAGATTTGCCAGAGAAAGTGGTTGTTCGTTAGGGTTAAGTGGTAGTACAGGTGTAGTTACATTATCTTCAGGAGTTGTTTGGAATGGTCCTAATAGACAAATACTTAATGGTGTAACATCTATGGGTCTTTTTTTTAAAAATTATCATTCAGGAGGTACTTGGGTATATACAACAACGGCACATACTATAAATAATCTTTATTATGATAACGGTACTGATTTAGTTTTAGCTACGGGTGGGAAATATTTGGTTAATTGGTATTTTAGAGGTCAAGAATTAAACGACCATTTATACGAGGTGGTGAGTAGTAACCAATACGATAGCGTATTAGGTGCTGAGGCATCTAATGAACCTAATTTACCTGAACTTATTACATCACACGCCTTTTTAGTTGGTAGAATTATAATTGCCGTTAGTGCAACAACGGGTATAACACAATCGGCATTTACAAATGTATTCCAACCAAGCGGGGCCTCAGGTATTCATAATGATTTAATAGGTCTTCAAGGGGGGTTACCCAACGAATATTATCATTTAGATTCAAATAAATATAATAATTTAGCATTAACCAACACTAATAATAATTTTAGTGTCGGTCAAACATTTTTATCGGGATTAACGGCATCTACAATTTCTGCAACAACAATTACCGCAAGAAATATATCAGGAACAACAAATTACGTATCTAAATTTACAGGTGCTAATTCGTTAGGCAATAGTCTTATTTATGATAATGGTACTAATGTAGGGATAGGAACAATAAGTCCGAGTACAACTTTACAAGTTTCATCATCTACAAATCAAGGTGTGGTTATTGGTACAACATCATACCCTAGCTATATGGGTACAAATGGACTTTACGTAGATGGTAGTTTTCGTGCAAATAATTATCTTTTAAACAGTGGTGGTGCAATAAATTGGGGCGCAAGTCAAGCAAAAATCATAGGGTATAACCCAAGTACTGGAAGCGACACTTATCTCTCCTTCTTTACAGGTGGAATTTCTGCTAATGGTGAGCGTATTCGTATTATTGATAATGGTAACGTCGGTATTGGAACAACAAGTCCAACAGCTAAATTAGACGTGCAAGGTTCAATTACTGCGGCTACTAACCTTGCAAAAGGGGTAAACATATCTAACAACTTAATCTCATCAGCAAATAACGATGTTTTAGTCGGGTTGGATATTGCACCTAATTATGTTGGTGGTGTAGGAGCTTTTAATAATTTTGCAGGAGGTGCAGGTTATAGTGCTGGAACATACACAAACATCGCATTAACTGGTGGAACAGGAACAGGAGCAATAGCAACAATTATTGTTGTTGCAAGTGCAGTAACAACAGTTACAATAACAACACCAGGTTCAGGATATTATTTAGGAAATATCTTAAGTACATCAGGAGGTACAATTAATGGTGTTGGGTCAGGATTTAACTTAACTGTTAATACTTTATCAAATACAAGTGTAAAACCTATTGGATTAAGAGTTGATGGTATTAATATCGGTAGAGGTGGGGGGTATAGTAGTAGCAATACTGTTATTGGAAATCTTGCTGGTCTAAATAACACTACAGGAGGGGCAAATACATTTTTAGGTTATTTATCAGGTCAATTTAATAATAGTGGTTCTCAAAATACTTTTATAGGACAAAATGCTGGAGGATTAAATACCTCAGGGAATAATAATATAAATATAGGTGTGAATGCTGGTTTCGCAAATACAACAGGTGTTGCTAATGTATTTTTAGGACGTGACGCAGGAAGGTTCATTACAGATAAATCAACACCAGCAACTTCTGTTGACCGTAGTATAATGCTAGGTTATAGAACATCACCACTAGGAGATTCACAAACCAACCAAATAGTAATTGGATATGATTCAACAGGTTTAGGTTCAAATACAACAGTATTAGGGAGTTCATCTACAGTAACAGCGGCCATTTATGGTAATCTATTATTAGGAACAACAGTTGATACAGGACAAAAATTACAAGTATCAGGCAATACAATTATTAATGGTGGTTTAACCGCAACAACAATAAATGCTTCCAATATATCAGGAACAACAAATTACGTATCTAAATTTACAGGTGCTAATTCGTTAGGAAATAGTGTTGTTTATGATAATGGAACTAATGTAGGAATTGGAACAACAAGTCCAGCAGCTAAACTACACGTTTCAACAGTAAATGGAACAGAATCGTCAATAATACTTGGACAAGAACTCACAAATAGATGGAAATTTAAAATACCTGCTAGTTCAACAAGTTTAGTATTAGGCGATGTTGGTGGAGATTATGTTTATTTTTTAAGTACTGGTAACATAGGTATAGGAACATCAACACCATCATATAAATTAGACGTATCTGGAACAACAAGAATTGCTGGAACTAACCCAACACCATTACTTATAGAAAGAACGGGAGGTTCAAACTCAAATATCCAATTTAAGAACGACTCTAACATTATGTTTGCTGGTGGTAGAAATAATTCTTTTGGTATAGGTCCTACACAAGATTTAGTAACTACATCACAATTAACTGTCTTTGGTGCAACAGGTAACGTTGTAATTCAAAACGGAGGAGCACCAACTGATGACGGTATAAACAGATTACAAGTATCAGGTTCATCTAAAATATCACATACAGGGGCAACTCCTTTAATAATTGAAAGAACTAATTCTTTAACAAATACTAATATTCAATTTAAGAACGACGTTACTAGTCTATTTATAGGTCAGATGGCTAATTCAAATATTGGTATTGGACCTAGTCAAAATTTAGTAGCTTCATCTCAATTTACCGTTTTTGGAGGTACAGGTAACGTTGTAATACAAAACGGAGGAACACCAGTAGATGTTGGTTATAGATTAGATGTATCAGGAACAACTAGATTAAATGGACAAACAAGAATAAGCGGAACAACGTCAGCAACAACTAACTTAGCCCAAGGTGTTATAGTTAATCCAACATTAGTTTCAACAGCAAATAACGATGTTCTTGTAGGATTGGATATTGCACCTAATTATGTTGGTGGTGTAGGCAGTGTTAATACAATTGTAGGTGGTACAGGTTATAGTGCAGGAACATACACAAACATCGCATTAACGGGTGGAACTGGGACTGGAGCGATAGCGACAATTATTGTTGTTGCAAGTGCCGTAACAACTGTTACAATCACAACACCAGGTTCAGGTTATTATTTAGGAAATATTTTAAGCACATCAGGAGGTACTATCAATGGTGTTGGTTCAGGATTTAACTTAACAGTAAACACATTAAGTACAGGTACAAATGTAAAACCTATGGGTCTTAGAGTGGATGGGATACCTATTGGTAGAGGTGGTGGATATGTTAGTGGTAATTTTGCAATGGGTATAGACGCATTAAATAAAAATACAATAGGTAATAATAATATTGGTATAGGATTAAACACATTATTACAAAATAGTAATGGAAGTCAAAATATTGCAATAGGTAATTATTCTCTACAAAATAATCAAAACTCACAAAATACCTCAATAGGGTATGCTTCTTTAATAAGTTTAAGTAATGGTTCTGCAAATACCTCAATAGGTAATGCTGCTGGTAGATATATTGCGAATGGTTCGACTCCAGCTACTAATATAAATAATTCTATATTCATAGGTTCTAACGCATTTCCATTAGCTGACACTCAAACCAATCAAATAGTAATAGGGTATGGTGCAATAGGTCTTGGAAACAATACAACAGTATTAGGAAATAGTTCAACTGTAACATCTGCAATATATGGTAACTTATTATTAGGTACAACAGTTGATGGTGGTGCTAAATTACAAGTATCAGGAACTGTAACACCAACATCAACAGTCGCTAGAGGTGCATCTATCTCTCCAATTCTAACAGCCACCGCAAATGGTGATACACTTGTTGGGTTGGATATTAACCCTACTTTTACAACTGGAGCATTAACAGGAGTTACAAATGCCGCTTTAAGGGTTTCGGGAAATATACTACCTTCAGCCCATAATTTATATAGTTTAGGTACAAATGGTACTAGGTTTAAAGATGGATATTTCAACGGTACATTAGTAGGTGTTAATTTTTATGCTAGCAACTTATCTTTTGCTTCAACAGATTTAGGTATCTATAATTCAATAGGTAATGCTATTGGGAAATGGTTTGGTACAGGAAATTTAGTATTACAATCACCAAGTGCAACAGCTCCAACAGATGCTGGTTATAGATTAGACGTATTAGGAACAACAAGACATAACGGTCAAACAATTATAACAGGAACAACATCAGCAACAACCAACTTGGCTCAAGGAACAATTGTTAATCCAACACTTGTTGCTACAGCAAATAACGATGTTCTTGTTGGAATGGATATAAACCCAACTTTTAGTGGGGGTTCTTTTATTAACACAACAAGTGCTGTTGCAAGATTTAATGGAACAACACAAGGATTTATATTTGCCGATTATGTAGGTTATAGTGGTATTTTTGCACTATATCCAAAAGTAGTTCCAACTAATACTAATTATTTATTAAGAAGTGATGGTACAAATTTAGTGTTAAACGCACCTGGGTCAAATGGTATATATATTACAACTAGTAATATTGGTGTTGGTAGATTTATGGCATCAACTGGAAATCTTGTTTTACAATATGCTGGTGTATTCAATGATAATGGAGCAAGACTTCAAGTTGGAGGAGATGTAACCGCAGCAACTAACTTAGCAAGAGGTGCAACAATAACTAACAATTTAATCTCAGCGGCAAATAATGATGTACTTGTAGGTTTAGACATAGCACCTAACTACGTTGGTGGTGTAGGTAGTGTTAATACAATTGTAGGTGGTTCAAGTTATACTGGTACATCTTACACTGGAGTTCCATTAACAGGAGGAACAGGAACAGGAGCTTTAGCTACAGTATTTATTGGTGGTGGAGCCGTAACAGCAGTTACAATAACAACCGCTGGTTCAGGGTATTACTTAGGTAATGTCTTAGGTACATCAGGAACGACACTCGGAACTGTTGGTTCAGGATTTAACTTAACAATTAACACATTAAGTACTGGTACAGGTGTAAAACCAATTGGACTAAGAGTTGATGGTATAAACATCGGTAGAGGAGGGGGTTATAATAGTACTAATACAGTTATTGGAAACGGTGCAGGATTAAGTAATACAACAGGAAGTCAAAATTCATTTATTGGTTATATTTCTGGACTTCAAAATACTACAGGTGTTCAAAATACCGCATTAGGTGCTGGAGCGTTATACTCTAATATAAATGGGAATACAAATACGGCAATAGGGGCAAATTCTTTGGGTAATAACGTATCAGGATACCAAAATACCACAATAGGTAACGGCTCTCTTTCATTAATTACATCAGGACGTGATAATGTATCAATAGGATTTCAATCGGGAAGATATATTGCAGATGGAACCACAAGTTTATTAAATTCAAACACATCTATTTTTATTGGAAATCTTACTAAAGCCCTTGCATCATCTCAAACCAACCAAGTAGTAATAGGATACGATGCAATAGGTCTTGGAAACAATACTACAGTGTTAGGGAACTCATCTACCGTTACAACAGCAATCTATGGTGATTTATTATTAGGTACAACTTCAGATAGTGGTACAGAAAAACTACAAGTAGTAGGTTCATCTAGAATATCACATACAGGGGCAACTCCTTTAATAATAGAAAGAATATCTACAACGGGTAATGCAAATATTCAATTTAAAAACACAGGTATAAGTTTTTATGCTGGTGTAACACAAAATGATAGTTTTGCCATTGGAAATGCTACCGCTGACTTGGGTTCAAACGCTCAATTTAGCATTTTTCCAACAACAGGTAACGTTGTAATCCAAAACGGAGGATTCCCAACAGATACTGGATATAGATTAGATGTATCAGGAACAACTAGATTAAAGGGACTTCAAACATTCCAAGGAACAACAGCATCAGATGGTCCAACATTAGGTTCAGAATTAGCAACAACAGCAACAGGTACAAACTGGGTTGGGACATCATTTGCTTTAGGATATGACCACACAACTGGTAGTACGGTAGCCCTAACATCTACATTAGCCGCGGTCGTTTCAACTTATTATCAAATCGCATACACAATAACTGGAAGAACAGCAGGTTCAATCACAATAACTTTTGGTGGTGTATCTACCTTAGTAACATCAACAGGTGCTTGGGGTCCGTTAGCGACAACAACAGGTGTTTTAACTATTACACCAACAACCGATTTTGATGGTACGATAGTGTTAAGCGTTAAATCACAAACATCAACAAGTGTTGCTACAACAACATTTACAAATAGTAGTGGTACTGTTGTTAATGAAATTAGAAATGCGAGTAGTAACACTAACCTTTTTATTGGTCTAAATAGTGGTAGAAGGGTTACAACATCAGTTGCAAACACATTTATCGGATTTAGCACTGGTAGTAATAATACAACAGGAACGAATAATACATTCATAGGTCAAGCCTCAGGAACACTTAATTCAATAGGTTCATATAATTTATTTGTAGGACAAGCGTCAGGTCAAGCAAATACTTTAGGAAATTCAGACACGTTTGTAGGTCAAAATGCTGGTTATAATAATACATCGGGTGGTAATAACGCATTCTTCGGTGCTAGTGCTGGTTATAACAACACATCAGCATATTACAACACGCTTATCGGTGATAGTTCAGGTCTTAATAATACAGTTGGTAGTAGTAATACCTTTATAGGTCAAGGAGCTGGTGCATCAAACACTACAGGTGGTAGTAATGTATTACTTGGAGCAAACACAGGTGGTGGTAACACAGCAGGAGGTAGTAATGTAATTTTAGGTGCAAGTGCTGGTCGATATATTGCAGATAAAACTACATCACCAACATCAATAGGTACAAGTATTTTAATAGGTAACAGAACATCACCACTAGCAAATACTCAAACCAACCAAATTGTTATTGGAAATGATTCAACAGGTCTAGGTTCAAATACAACAGTGTTAGGGAATAGTTCTACAATAACCACAGCAATCTATGGTGATTTATTATTAGGAACGACAATTGATAGTGGTACAGAAAAATTACAAGTACAAGGAACGGCAGGAATGACCGCTGTTAAAATAATTGGTTCAGGAAATAGCACAACACCACCAATATTTACAGTTCAAGGTTCTCAAGGGGAATTATTTAGTGTAAATGATTCACTTACAGGTTCGTTATTTAGTGTTAATGATATTTCAGGATTACCAATACTTGAAGTGTTTTCAGATAATACTGTATTGATGGGTAGTTATATTGCACCATCATTAAATACTACAACAAAGGTAACTGCAGGTGTAGGTTTAACTAGTATTTATTCAATACCGACATCAGATTATACAGGAGCGTTTTTTGATTATACTATTAGTGATAATACGAATCTTAGAGCTGGAAATGTTATGGCAATTTGGAATAGTGGTACAACGGTTCAATATACTGAAACATCAACAAACGATATTGGAAACACGAGTGGTTTAACATTCAATATGATAATAAGTGGTTCAACAGCAATTCTGAGAACATCAGGTGTTACTGGAAATTGGACTGTGAAAACAATAGTAAGAAGTATATAATATGAGTTTCAATTATAGTCCCAAGGTCGTAAACGACAGTAGTTTAGTCATGTATTTGGATTCTGCCAACACAAAATCCTATTCACCATCAGAAAATTTATTAACATATAGTAATAATTTCAATAATTCTATTTGGTCTAGTGGTAATGTAACTATTTTAAGTGGTGCCACCACATCACCAGATGGAACACAAAACGCAACATTAATAACTCAAAATACAGTGAATAATCGTCATATATTTAGGAATAATACTTATCCAACAACAATATCAGGTAATTCATATACATTATCTTTTTTTGTTAAACCATCAGGGACAACTAAATTTTATGTTGAATTTGAATGGATGGGAGGGAAACAATCTGGTGGGAATCAATATGCTGGTGTTTGGTTTGATTTAACAACAAAAACAAATTATTCAGGTAACCAGAATTTTTTTACACCAACATATGTTGATTATTCAAATGGGTGGACAAGAGTTATTATAAATGGTATCGCAACAACAGGTTCGACTAACACTATAAATCAAGTATTTCCATATGTTGGGTTATTAGATAATTCATATAATATAAGTTATTCAGGTGATGGTGTTTCAGGTGCATATTTTTATGGTTTTCAAATGGAATCAAATTCATTTGCAACAGGATATAATGATACTACATCATCACCATTATTTAGAACAACTTGGACTGATTTATCTAGAGGTGGAAACAAAGGGACATTGACAAACGGACCTACATATGATTATTCAAATGGGGGCGGAATTGTATTAACAAACGCTTTTAACGCAACAGGTAGTAGTGTTACACAAAGAGTAATAGTACCAAATAGTTCATCAATACAATTTACGACAGGTATGAGTGCGGATATTTGGTTTTATGCTAATGGTTCCACACAACCAAGTACATTACCAAGACTTCTTGAAAAAGGAGATTTCTATTTATTAATTTTTCAAACATTGCCATCAAATTTAAGTTTTAATGTTTCATCTATTGCTGGTGGTAGGTCTATAACATCAATAAATTCACCAATAACCAACACAACAAGAATAAATGTTACAACAACTTATGATGGTCAAATAAGTAAAATTTATATAAATGGTGTTTTAAATAACACAACAGATTGGGGTAGTGTTTCACCAATATCACCATCATCAACAAGTTTATCTATTGGTGATAATTTTGGTTACAACAGAACTTTTAACGGAACCATTTATAGTACAAAATTATACAATAGAGCACTCTCAGCAGCAGAAGTATTACAAAACTATAACACAACTAAATCAAGATTCGGATTATAATGGCAGGAAATGTAAGTTTAAATACAGTAACAGATGGATTGGTTCTATATTTGGATGCTGCCAACACAAAATCATTGGCTGATGTTCCAAGCACGAATTTAATAAAAAATAGTCAACAATTTGAGAATTGGAATAAATATCAATCAACTGTTAGTACAGACACCACAACAGCACCTGATGGTACAAATACTGCTGATACTAACATTGAAACAAGTGGATTAACAGGTTGGCGAGGAGTGAATCAATCGGTAAATGACACAATAAGTGGTCAAACCTACACATTTAGTATTTACGCAAAAAACTACAATGGTAGAAATATTCAAATGACGGTGTATGACCCACCTCTTTATGCTAATTTTTATTATACAAATTTTAATTTACAATTAGGTACAACATTAAATTCTTATGTTAATGGTAATGCTGTTAGAACAAACTCATCAATGATTAGTGTTGGGGATGGGTGGTATAGATGTTCTGTGTCAGGATACATACCTAATGCAACACAACTACAACCATATGTCATGTTGCTTAATTCAGGAAATACAGTATCTTATACAGGTGATGGTACTTCAGGTGTTTATCTTTGGGGAGCTCAATTAGAAGTAGGTCCTGTTGCAACAACCTACATACCAACAACGACCATATCGGCATCAAGGGTTCCAACATGGGTCGATATTTCTAAAGGTGGAAATAATGGGACATTGGTTAATAATCTTACATATAACTATTCAAATGGGGGTAGTTTAGTATTCGATGGTGTGAATGACTATGTTTCAGTACCATCATTAGCAAACACATCATTCCCACAAGATGCTGGAACAATATCAGTGTGGTATAATATTGATTCGACAGGTCAGATTGCAACATACCCACCAATTTTTGACGGTTATGATGGTAGAAATCATATTTTTATCAGAAGAACTTCTAACCCATTATACACAATACAAGTAGTATTTCAAGATGTATCACTAGCTTATAGGTATAATTATGTTTACCTATCTACTCTGGATATTTGGCACAACATAGTAGTAACCTATGTTACAGGAATAAGTAGTTCAGTTAAATTCTATATTGACGGTATTTTAATTAATAGTGGAACAATATCAGATAGTGCTTGGAGACCAACTCAACAATTTGTCGGAATTGGTAGTATATACGCTACTGACACAGCAAAAGGAAAAGGGAGTATCTTACAAATATACAACAGAGCTTTATCATCATCAGAAGTATTACAAAATTATAACGCAGCAAAAGGAAGATTTGGATTATGAGTACAGTAGGAGGAGGAGTAAATATTGTTAGAGATGGATTGGTTATGTATTTGGACGCTTCCAATACAAAATCATTGGCTGATGTTCCAAGTCAGAATTTATTTACCTATAGTCAAGATATTAGTACTGTGTCTTGGAGTAAAGTAAGGGCTACAATAACAGGAACTACATCGGCAACCACAGCACCTGATGGTACTTACACAGCTCAGAAATTAATTGAGGATACGACAACAGGAGTAACTCATTTTACTGCTAAATCCTCAACAATTTCAGGTACTGGAACTACCTATACTGTTAGCATCTATGCAAAGGCTGTAGAAAGAACTTGGTTAGCAATACAAACAGCTAGTGAAGACCCTAATTATATAACAGCGTATTTTGATTTAATAAATGGGGTGTTAGGGTCAGTCGGAACAGGAATAACGGCTGCGATATCAAATGCTGGTAATGGGTGGTATAGGTGTAGTATTACAAGATTAAAACAAGGTACTATTTATAGTGCTTTTGGTGGGGCGTTTTGTATATCACCAACGAATCTTGGATTCTCATATAATGGTGATGGTACTTCAGGTATTTATCTTTGGGGAGGTCAATTAGAAGTAGGTTCAGTTGCAACAACCTACATACCAACAACAACGGTTCCTGTATCAAGAATACCAACATGGACTGATATATCAAAAGGGGGTAATAACGGAACATTAACAAGTGGATTAACATATAACTATTCAAATGGGGGAAGCCTTGTTTTTAACCCAACCACTAGTGGTTACACACGAGTTGATAGTACAATCTTAAAGGATTCGGGAGGTACAATTAATGTTTGGTGTTATCCAACAGGTGTTCCATTACCAGGTTTATCAGCATATATTGTTTCAACAATTGGTACTAACTCTGATAGATTCTATATAACTCATAGTACTTCAGGTGCATTTAGTTTACTTAGAGGAAATCCTGCTATTGGTTTTGGTACAGGTAATTTACCATTAAATGCGTGGTATAATCTTACTATGACTTGGACAAATACTAGTGTTAGTGGTTATTTTAACGGTATTCAATTAGGTGTTACAACATCATATACTGCTTCAGGAACCACAACTAATTTTGCTATAGGTAGTTATGGTGGTTCAATCGGTACTCAAAACTTTACAGGTAACATACCCCAAGTTTCAATATACAACAGAGCACTCTCATCATCAGAAGTATTACAAAATTATAACGCAACAAAATCAAAATTTAAATTATAATAATATTCCACATATTTATATTAAAATAACAAATAATTATGATACAATACGAATGGATTATTAGCAGTATGGACTGTACACCATCATTAGATGAATTAACAAATGTTGTAAGTGCAGTACATTGGAGATATAAAGGAACAACTGAAGATGGTATAACATCTGAGATATATGGAGTAATACCTGTAGGGCAACCAAACCCAATTAATTTTGTTGATTACACCAATTTAACTTTTGAACAAGTTAGTGGTTGGTTAGAATCAATATATTCTCAGGAAATACCTTTAGAAGAAGGTCAAACAGAAATTAAAGAAACACAATTATCTTCGATGAAAAAAACTATTGAGGATAGAATCAATTTAATTTTAAACCCCCCAGTTATCACGTTACCATTACCATTTTAATTAATGCAAGTAGTTGAAGTTAGTAGTTTAACCGGACATTCCCCGTACAGTATAACAATATGTGATATAACCAAGACATATTGTTATGTTGTTGCAACAGGTGTTGTATCTATACCAATAACGGTTGATATACCAACAGAATTATTGGGAACGGAAGAATTATTGGTTGTAATAACGGATTCTGCTGGTTGTGAAATGTTTCAACCATATTACTGTATTACACCGACACCAACACCGACATTAACACCAACTCCGACAATAACCCCAACAAATATCTCATGTAATTGTATAACATTTACAAATATTGGGGTAACAACCCAAGGATTTAGTTATATTGATTGTGAGAATCTAAGTATTGATTTTAAAATAAATTCGGGAACCACATTATATGTTTGTGGTAAATCACCGATGGTATCGGGTGATGTAATATATTCGATGGGATTACCTTGTGTTGACAACACTTGTATATTACCAACTCCAACACCAACACCAACACAATTTAGAAACTTTAGGGTGACCAATTACGACACTGATGGTTCCATGTTAACAGGTATAACAACAAGTTTTATTTCAACGTTTAATATTGTGTATCCATTATCTAGTGGTCACACAGGAAACGGATATCTGTCAACAAATTCTATTGGTGATTATATGTCCTTTTCAATTACGGGTGGTTCAAACTACGCAATTAATGTTTATGTTAATAGTATATTATCGAGTGGTTATACAGGAATACCCCCATATACGGAAGTTTATTATTTAACACAAAGTATTGGTGGTAGTGATTTGTTATCTGTCGATATAATTGACCCTCTTAACCCTCCAACACAAACTCCAACACAAACTCCAACAAAAACTCCGACAAATACACCAACACCAAGTGTAACTCCGACATTAACACCAACAATAACACCGACCAATACAGTCACACCTACGGTAACTCGAACACAAACCCCAACAGTAACCCCAACATTAACCCCGACTAATACCGTAACCCCAACACCTAGTGTAACCCCAACATTAACCCCGACTAATACTGTTACACCAACTAAAACTGTGACCCCAACTATCACACCAACCCCAACTAGAACACCAATATATTATTTAGAACAAGCCAACGGATTTTATGTTTTACAAGCGGATGGTTCAAAACTTATTATAACATAAACTATTTATAAATAAAAAATATGCCAGATTTACCAATATCATCACTACCCGAATTAACCGCCATGACTTCAAATGCGGAATTCGTTGTTGAACAGTCAGGTACAACATACAAAGTTAAGAAAACAGTGTTATCACCATTAACAACTGCTTATGGTCTGTATTCCCAAACAGGTGATAGTGCTACGGTATCAGCAACCACTGTTGAAACGAGTATAATAGGTCCGGGTGTTGGAACATTAACAGTCCCAGCAAATGGGTTTAGTGTTGGTGATTCGTTTCAAGTATCATTCGATGGTATTTTGTCTTGTATTAACACCGCAACAATCAACATTCACGTTAGAACAACTGGTGGGGCATTACTCATTGATACAGGAGTAATAGATTTGGACACCTCAACCTCAAGGCCTTGGTTATTAACACTATATTTCACGATAAGAAAAATCGGAGGAACCACAGTTGCTTCAATATCATCCGGCGGACTATTCTCCTACCTTAAAGATGCTAGTATTACCTATGAAGGATATCCGTTAAGTGAGATTAATAATACGACATTTGACACCACAATAATCAACACATTATCAGTGAATGTCCAATGGAATACCGCTAATGTGGGAAATCAAATATTTTCAAGAAATTTTACATTAACTAAAATATTTTAAGGAGAACGATAACACTAATTAAATAAAATTATTTATCTTTTATTTTAAGTTATTATTATTAATTTAAAATAAAAAAGATGAATAAGATTTTTATACAAATTGCCGCTTATCGCGACCCCCAACTTAACATAACAATTAAGGATTGTATTAAGAACGCTAAATACCCTAAGAATTTGGTATTTGGCATTTGTAATCAACACCACCCTGATGATGAATTTAATATTGACGAATATCAAAAGGACAAAAGATTTAAAATTGAGAATGTTTTATATTCCGATTCTAAAGGAGCTTGTTGGGCAAGAAATTTACTACAACAAAGATATAGTGGTGAAACCTACACACTACAAATAGATTCCCATATGAGGTTTGCTCCGAATTGGGATGTCGAATTAATTAAAATGATTAAACAACTCCAAAAGAAAGGATTTAAGAAACCTTTATTAACGGGATATGTTTCTTCGTTCGACCCGGATAATGACCCGGAAGGAAGAGTCCAAGAACCTTGGAGGATGGCTTTTGATAGATTTATTCCGGAAGGAGCCGTGTTTTTCCTACCTGAAACAATCCCCGGTTGGCAAACATTAACAGAACCAGTTCCGGCAAGATTCTATTCAGCACATTTTTGTTTCACATTAGGACAATTTAGTGAAGAAGTTCAACACGATAATGAATTCTACTTTCATGGTGAGGAAATATCTGTAGGTGTTAGAGCTTACACTCACGGATACGACCTATTCCATCCACACAAAACATTAATTTGGCACGAATACACGAGAAAAGATAGAGTTAAATCTTGGGATGATGACAAAGAGTGGGGTAAGAAAAATGAATCCGCACATTCAAAAAATAGAAAACTATTCTCGATGGATGGTGAAGTTTATAATCCCGAAGAATTTGGTAAATACGGATTTGGTACCGAAAGAACCCTTAAAGATTATGAAATATATTCAGGTCTTAAGTTTTCAAATAGAGCCGTTCAACAATACACATTAGATAAACATTATCCCCCAAACCCCCAAGTTTTTGAAACTGAAGAAGAGTGGTTGGCAAGTTATGCGAGTATCTTCAAACATTGTATCGATATTGGATTTTCTCAAGTTCCGGAAAAGGATTACGACTTTTGGGTTGTTGCTTTCCACGATGAAAACGATGAAACTCTCTTTAGAAAAGATGCCGATATCAACGAAATTAACAATATGTTAAGAGACCCTGATGGGTATTGTAAAGTTTGGAGAGAATTTCAAACCGTTCATAAACCAAAATACTGGGTTGTTTGGCCGTTTAGTAAGTCAAAAGGTTGGTGTGATAGAATAACGGGAAATTTATAAATGTTTAAAATTAATGATGTTAGAAAAGTTGTAATAAACCTTAAACGAAGACCTGATAGATTAGAACAATTCAATCAAGAAATGAACTATATGGGTTGGGATTACGAGGTGTTTGAAGCAATTGATGGTGGTGGATATGTCGGATGTGCTTTATCTCATCAAAAAATTATTGAGGATTTTTTAAAAACCGATGATGAATATATTATGGTTTTTGAGGATGATTCTTTTTTTATGCCTTATACTAAAAATCAATTAGAAAAATCTTTAAACGAATTATCTAATCTTGATTGGGATTTTTTTCATTTAGGTCCAAGTATAAATTGCCCTGTAAATAATTTTTCAGATAATTTATTAAATTTATCTAAATTACCAGAACAAGAACCTCACCATAGAGGGATTTATAACACCGTTTGTTACATTACTAATAAAAAGTTTGCCAAAAAAATACTTGAGTGGAAAGTTAATAACCAAAAAGCTATCGACCAATTTTTTTATGAGGACATATACAATCAATTAAATTGTTACGCACCTTCAATACCGTTAGTCACACAAAAAAATGGTTTTTCAGACATTAATAATACAAACGATAATAATCATTATCTTATCACATATAATTGGAATTTATATACCCAAAACAAAATTAGTGCCTTTTATTACGACATTAATCAATGTGAAAAAGAAAAAAAAATAATAGAAAAACCAATTACCGTTATTAGTGAGATTATAGAGTCAAAATTACAATTATTAGAAGTTAAGACCGAACATAAGGTTAAATTTATTACAGCCATTTACGCTAATCTATATGGTACCGAATTAGGTGGAAGACCTAATCGTCACGGACATTATAGATGGAGTTTATTATCCATATTAAAAATGACTAACGCTGATTTCATTTGTTACACCTCAGATGAGGAATTTGATGATTTAGTTAAGTTTTTTTATATAGAGAATAACATTAGTAACGAAAAATTACAGATAGTTAAATTTAATCTGTTTAATAATGAGTTTTCTGAAATTATTAACAAATATAAAGATGTTGAGGGAATTAAACGAGGTGATAGATGTATCGAAATTCAATATATGAAATTCTTATGGTTTTTAACTGAAGATAAAACATATGATTATTATTTTTGGATTGATGCAGGATTATCCCATTGTGGATTAATACCAAATAAATACCTCTCTTTAACAGGCCCACATAACCAAGGTTATTATGAAAGTCCTTTATTTAATAATGTGTTTTTAAATAATTTAATTAAAAATACCGGAGATAAATTTACCCTTATTGGAAAAGAAAACGAGCGAAATTTTTGGTCGGGAACCGTAAATCCAATACATTTTATCGAATACAATCGAAGTATTCATATTATTGGAGGTATGTTCGGTGGTAGAAAAGAATTGTGGGAAAGAATTGTTCAATTATTTAAAGGATATGTTTATAAAGTTACCGAATACGATAACCGATTATATCACGAAGAAGATATTATGACATTAATGTTTAGAAATCACCCGGAATTATTTCACGATTATTATTTTGAAACTTGGTGGCACGAGGATGAAAGAATGGCCGGAACAGATATGGCGGAACACGTTAAAAACAATAAAAGCTTTTATAAAATATTAGAAGAATTAAATGAATAAGGTAACATTAGTAACAGGATTATGGGACATAGGTAGAGGCGACCTACAAGAGGGTTGGTCTCGTTCATTTCAACATTATTTAGATAAATTCCAACAACTATTACAAGTTGATGTGAATATGATAATCTTTGGAGATGAAGAACTAGAAAAATTTGTATCTCAACATAGAAATAACGAAAACACACAATTTGTTCGTAGAAATTTATCTTGGTTTAAAAACAACGATTTTTACGATAAAATACAATCAATTAGAACAAACCCCGATTGGTTTAACCAAGTTGGGTGGTTATCAGAATCTACACAAGCTAAATTAGAAATGTATAATCCTTTGGTAATGTCCAAGGTGTATCTTTTACACGATGCAAAGATTTTAGATAAATTTGATTCAGAATATATGTTTTGGATTGACGCTGGTTTAACAAATACGATTCACCCGGGTTATTTTAGCCACGACAAAGTTTTAGATAAATTACCAAAGTTAGTTAAGAACTTCCATTTTGTTTGTTTTCCTTACGAAACAAATAGTGAGATTCACGGATTCAAATACCAAGAATTAAGTGAATTAGCGGGAAAACCTGTTAATATGGTTGCTCGAGCAGGTTTCTTTGGTGGAAAAAAAGATGTTATATCAGAAATTAATAGTATCTACTATGGTTTAATGAACGATACATTATCTCAAGGATTAATGGGTACCGAAGAGTCATTATTTACAATTATGACGTATAAGTATCCAAATTTAATTACTTACTCTGAAATAGAGGATAATGGGTTAATGGGTAAATTTTTTGAGGATTTAAAGAACACAACCGTTGAGGTTAAATCGGAAGTATCTAAAGATGTTGTTGTTAATAATTTGGACACATCAAAAGTTGGTCTTTATGTAATCACATTTAACTCACCTAAACAATTTGAAACATTAATTAAAAGTATGTTAGAATATGATTCAGATTTTATTACCAAAACTAAAAAATTCTTATTAGATAACTCAACGGATTTATCAACTACTCCGAGATATATTGAGTTATGTGAGGAGTATAATTTTGAGCACATTAAGAAAGTTAATTTAGGTATTTGTGGAGGAAGACAATTTGTTTCAGACCATTTTAATGATTCTGATTTAGAAGTTGGAATTTGGTCGGAAGACGATATGTTTTTTCAAAATAAACCGGATGAAACTTGTAGAAACGGATTTAATCGTTATACACCAAACTTATACCAAAAATGTTTAGAGATATTACAAAAAGAAAACTTCGATGTATTAAAGTTAAACTTTAGTGAATTTTTTGGTGATAATAGTGTGCAGTGGAGTTGGTATAATACACCACAAGATTTTAGACAAAAAAATTGGCCAAATAAACCAAAACTACCGGTTCAAGGGTTGGACCCTAATGCTCCTTTAACAGAATTTAAAAATATTAAATCACATAAAGGATTACCTTACGCAACAGGTGAAATTTATTACTGTAATTGGACTCATTTTTTTACAAAAGAAGGTAATCGTAAAATGTTTCAAGAAACAAAATGGGACAGGCCTTTTGAGAATACGTGGATGTCACACATTTATCAAGAAACAATAAAAGGAAAAATCAATTCTGCTTTATTACTGTTAACACCAATAGAACACAATCGATTCGAACACTATTCCGCGGAATTAAGAAAAGAATCTTAGTTTAATATTTTATTACTTTTTCTCAAATTATCTTCAGCCCATAGAGGCTGAAGATTTGTGTAATGATAAAGTTTATAAACATCTTTTTCTGTCTTAGCTGAAGACACTGGTATTATATGGTCTAAATGCCACCCATAGTACCCATAATTGTCCCAAGACATACCTTCAGTAAATTTATTCTCAATATATCCCATTAAAAATTCATAATCACACCCAACTAAATTAAGTGTTTTAGGATTATTGTATTGTTTATTAAGTAATTGATTTATTCTTGACCTTAAAGAATTTTTAATTTTATTTTTTGGGTCTGAATTATACTCATTTATATATTTTTTCCTATGTTCTTTATTTTTATCTACCCATTTTTTAAAATATTCCGGATTATTTTTTTTATATATCCGACATTTTTCTTTGTTAATTTCAGGGTTTTCTATCCTGAATTGTTTTCCCTTTTCAGAAATTATTTTTGCATTTTTTTTATTATAATCAAATGAAGATTCATTCATACACTTTTTACATTGACCTCTATAAATGTTTGGATTTTTACTGTGTTTATAAAACTCACAAACCTCTTTTTTTTCTTTACACTTACTACATATCTTTTTTTCCATAATACTCTTTTAATAATTTATTAAGTAATGTTGATTTTTTAATTTTTTCTTTAACCATTCGGTCAAATAAATCACGGTCTAAACTTATTCCAAATTTTACCTTTCTATCTTCTTCTAATTTTGTTGGTCTTGCCATATTATATAAATATCTTGTTTTTTATTAAAGTTTCACTACAACTAATAATAAATAATTATTTTTATTTTATCAAGTATTTATAATAAAAACTTTATATGGAGTGGTTCATTAAAAAAAATTCTACTTTACCAGTTTTAAAGTTATCCATAATTAAAGATGGGAGAAGTGATTACAATAATTTTATGGAATTATTGGAAACTTCCACCATATTCTTTTCTATGGTTAATTCTGAGACGGGTATCCCCAAGATAACTTCGAGACCTGCTGGGTTTGTTGAAAAAACATTTGACGACCCCAATGCGGAACCGGAGTATTACATTTACTATCAATTTACCAAACAAGACACGAGTATTGAGGGTAGATATGAGGGCCAGTTTTTGGTTAAGACATTTGATGGGAATATTATATTACCTATCAGGGAAAAACTATACATATACGTCCAAGAATCATTCATTGCTGATGATTTAGAGTATAATACTTGTTATACATCAACGTTCCCTTGTTGTGGTAATCCAAATATTGTTGATAACCCAAATGAGAATACGATAAACATTGTTCCCCAGTATTATCCGGGGTCGATAGGTGCGTTATATACGGCAACATCAAGATATCCGGTGGATACGGATGTTACTGTTACATTTAAAAATGTTTTAGGTGTAACAACAGGTGACCCGGTTATTATTAACACTTCAGTGACAATTTATACCGGTAGTAAAGAAGGTATTACGGAACTAATTATTGAGGACGATTTTGATAGATTAAATTTATACACATTATTCTCTGATGTGGTATTAACCACCAATAGTGATTCTCAATACGATAATGTTACTATAATAGATAGACCAATAGTTATCGAACCAATACCACCAAGACCAAGACCAAAATATGTTACCGCAACTGTTATAAGTTGTTGTGATGGTAAAGAAGGTTGTATGTCTGATATCCCAACAAATTTAAACATTGTTGTAGGTAATAGTGTCTTAGGTGATGATGGATTATGTTATGTTATTCAACAATTTAATACTATAGAGTGTGAAACAACAGTTTCTTTTAATCAATCATATTATAAAGATTGTAAATATTGTACGTCAAAATATCCGTGTAATGTTATAAATACAACACCTACACCAACACCTACGGTTACACCAACACATACTCCAACACCAAGTCCAACAAAAAATTGTGTGGGACCTACATTAAGTACGGTTTTAAATAGTAGTGGGAACACATTTTTAGTTTATTTTAATATAACTAACCCTTGTAGTACAATTTTAGTTAATTGGTCATCAGATAACATTAATTGGAATAGTACCTCAGGTGGTTGTTCGTCACCAAGAAGTATTACTATTCCAAATCCGTTACCCCCAACAATATATTTTAATGTAACTCAAAATAGTAGTGAATGTCCTTCATTTACATCAAATACGGTATCATATTATGTAATACCATTAACAAGAACCCCAACACCGACCCCAACAACTAGTTTGGGTGTTACTCCGAGTGCAACACCAACTATAACACCGACAAACACTGTAACCCCAACACATACACCAACAAGTAGTCATACACCAACACCGACAACAACGAGAACACCGACACCAACAAAAAGAGTTAAGAATTTGGCTTATAATGTGTTATCTTGTTGTAGTAGAATTTCAGGTATTATAATATTACCATTAACATTTACTGTTGGCACAACAATTTTAACGACAAGTAATTTATGTATGTCTATTACAGGATATGCCCCAAAAGGTAGTATTCCAACATATACGTGGTCGGGTATGGAATATGGCCAAGGTTGTAACGAATGTTTAAATCGTTATCCTTGTAATCCTATCCCAACTCCGACACCAACCCCTACAAGATGTAATGGTTGTTTAAGTTATGTGTTAGATGGTGGTTTAGGAAGTAGTGGTCACACAGATTTTAGTTATATTCCTTGTGGAGGACAAACATCGGTAACGGTTTCGATAGATAGAACTAATATGTTACCAACAAATAAGGTAACAGTTTGTGGTGAGTGTTATTATGGTGTTTTAATTTTGTCAGGGACTGGTAGTTATTCAATATCGGGGAATTGTCCAACAATCACTCCAACACCAACAACCACACCGACAACAACACCAGCAACCAATTTATGTTTAATAATCACCCCAAAATGTGGTACATATTTTCCAACTGAAGGTAATGGGTTAATAAATGGTAAGAAATTTTGGAACATAACTATTGATAACAACCCAACCTTAATTTATTGGGATAATGTTAATATTTGTTGGGTTGTTAAGAATACGTCAACAAATGAAGAATGTTCTAAATTATATATAGATTCTCAATACCCTATTGGTGATTACACTCAATGGGTATCACCTTCACAAACATCAATGGGTTGTGAATGTTTAACTACGGATAATTACTTTAGTATATCGGCCATTAACTGTTTTACACCAACACCAACACCAACTAATACCGTTACACCAACACGCACTCCAACCCACACTCCAACACCAACAGTAACATCGTCACCATTATTACCAATTGTTGGTTATTTTCAAGATTGTTGTAATGAAAATATAAAATTTAAAGCGGGTTTATTACCTTTTGGGTTAATTTTGGGTGAATCCTATTATGTACAAACCACGGGATACACAGGTTGTACCACTTTTATACCCGAAACACCGGTTTCAGTTCAATACCCAAGTATTATTGTTATAGATGAGGGTGAAAATTGTCAAGTTTGTAATCTTAAAATGTCTATTGTATGTGCAACACCTACACCAACACCAACACCAACAAATACCATCACACCAACAAATACCGTTACACCAACACACACACCAACACCAACTATGACTCCAACTAACACACCAATTGGTTGTATTGATTGTGGTGTTTCAGGATACACATATATAATATCCGAACCAATTATCTATCCATCACCAAGACCAACAAGCACACCGACAAGAACACCAACACAAACCCCGGATAACACAATATACACAATATGGGTTAATATTGAATAATATAAAAATAACGAATTATGTTTACAGAAGAGATAAAAAATAAATTAAGTGAATTATACCAAAATACTCCTGATTATGTGGGGGTTGCATATGGTTATAAAACAGTTCAAGGTGTTGAAACATCTGAGAAATCAATTGTTTTTACCGTTCCAAAAAAGAAACCGTTAAATGAAATTCCGTTAGAGGAACATTTACCGAAATTAGTTGATATTAACGGTGTGGTTTATAAAACAGATATTATTGAAATTAGTGAAGTTGTTACTATGACCGATTCTGTTGTTTGTAACGACCCTTTAATTGACCCAAGTTGTTATACTTGGTCTCCTTTGGGTTCCGTATCTCCATCAAATAGAAATACTTTAAGACCGTTAGTTGGTGGAATATCATTAACATCACAGAATCAATTAGGTACCGTTGGTACCTTGGGACTAATCGTTGTTGATAGTGAAAGTCAAAAATTAGTTGGTTTAACCAATAATCACGTTGTTGTTAAAGATGCGTCATACACTAACGAAAGAAATTTAAGCGGTGTTATTGTGAATGAATATAAAGATATCGCTTACCAAAATGGTGAATCATCAACACCAAATATTGGTAATGTTATTGGTGAAGTTGTTAGATATGTACCAATAAAAAGCCAACCTCAGTTAAATACTGTCGATGGGGCATTAGTTTCATTAAGTGCCAACACACTTAGTAATGTTGAATCATTTAAACAATTGGGTATAAATTATTTACAACCTATGCCATTTGCAACAACAAACGAAATAAATAGTTTGATTGTAACACCAAGAACAATATTAAGTAGTGGTAGAACAACGGGAGCAAAAACCGGAAATTGTGGTATAAAAATAAAACTTTTAGGTGCAACACAAAATGTTGGGGCGTACCCCCTACAAGGTGTGGGTAGAACGGTAACTTTCAACGATTTAATAGTTTTCACAAGATTAAGTGAAACTTGTAATTACCCAATATATCACGGTGACTCAGGGTCTGTTCTTATCGCAGATTTTAATGGTACTTATAAAATAATTGGATTAAATTTTGCTGGTTCAAGTCAAGTTGAAGGTTCATTAACAGATATAGGACAATATGGTTTTGCTTGTAGAATAGATAATGTTGCTTTTGAGTTAGGTATTGAATCGTGGGATGGTAATTCTGTAAATGCTATAACAACAGTTAATAAAATTTTAACACCTAATGGTAGTGATAATAAAACGATTATTGTAAATGGTAAAACATACTGGCAAGTAGGTTTATCAAACCATTTAAACTAAATAAACAAAACAAACAAAATAATTTATGCCTTTTTCATCATCAATTTGTTTAACAAATATTGGAGTATTACCAACCGGGAGTAATTTAAATATTTATTCCAATACTGACTCTTATTCAACACCTTTTCAAACAAACATACCATTATCTCAATTAGATTCAAATTGTCCGTTTATTTTAACTAATATTCCTGATGGAACAACGACTATTAAGTTTGTAGATTCAACCTCTAATTGTTGTTATGAACTCTTACTTTCACCCAACAATTTGTGTGACTTATTCGGAATTCAATTAACAGGTTTTTCATCCACAACAATTAGTCAAATTATTGCAGGTAACTTAATTAGTTCTGTCGGAAACATCACAGATTATATTATAGATTGGTATGGCCCCGATAATAACACAACCGTAGCCTTTACGTCCGGTTATGGAACAGTTTTTGGTCCTTATCAACAAACACATCCGTTTGTTAGAATATCACTCCCCGGATATTATGTACCGATGATTCAAAAAATACGAATTAACGGTATTAATTATTCAATAACCGGTGGAACAGGATTTATTCAAGCAAATATCGATTGTTTGGAAAACCAAACTGTTGAGGTATTTCCATCAACTTGTTCGGGTAATAGAGTAGAACCTATATATTCTTTTTCTGGATATAATAATTATTACTTTTCAAATACCGCAGCGTTTAACACACCACCCGAACCATTATCTATGGGATTTGACCTTGATATAAATTCAAATCATTTTGCGTGGCAATTTCAAGCATACTCAGTTAGCGACACTATTAAAATAACTTTTCACGGAAATAACTACCCAACACCAATTGTCTTAGAATATTATACTGTGGGTCAAGAATACACAGAATTAAATGTTTCTGTTATACCAAAAACAATAAAAGTTGGGGGTGGATTTTTTAAAAAGGTTACAAACCTCTCTAAATTATTGAGAACCGAAAACGATTTTTTAACAATTGAAGTAACACCTAACCCAGTTATAAGTAGAACCAATTGGGAATTATATTTTAAGTGTTTAAACACATTCAACTGTGAAACTTGTTTAGATTCTTTAAGTCCTTATAGATTTATTGATTCAAGTGTGACTATAACTTCATTGGGTTGTAATCTATATAAACTGAGTGCAAATCTATCAGGTTGCACCAATAGTGTGTTACAAAGTAGTGATATTTATAAATATTTAACCGAAAGTTCCGCAATAAACTCGGGGTCATTAAATTCGGAATTTTATGGGTACTGTTCAACACCTAATGGTGAAATTGGGTTTAATTCAACACTAAGTAGTGGTTCAACATCTTGTAATAATTATGGTGTTTGCTCTGTAGATAATACTTCGTGTTCACAACAACCATATATTTGTGATAGTAATCCAGGTGGGTTTATTAGTTTTAATAAAACAAACGCTACTGTAGGAGGTCCCGGAAATATTTACATGGAATTCCAATATTTATCGGATTTAAATTTATATTATCAGTCGTATTTAACTAATGTTTTAAATTATGGGTTAGGAACACCATTTGATAACACAAATATTAATTATTATCGTTATTTCTCTTTGGTTATTCCTATCATACCTTCTAATGACCCTAACAGAACTTGCGCCTCCGATACAGGTAATCAAGCACAATATTCAATTCATACATCAAGTGTTGTAACAACAGGAATCACTGGTAATTTTTATTTTTTAAATATTACTATGCCATTGACGACCTTAGGTATTACTTTTGATTCGTGTGATTTAGGTTGTTTAGACTATGCGGATTCGGCGATTACCATTCTTAATAGTCACTCAATTGGGTCAGGTAATCAATATAGTTTTTATAGTAATGTTGGAGCAAAAAAATTAAACCCAATTTCGCAATATGTAAAACTTGTTAAATATACCTCAGGAGAGGTAAATGCTAATCAACAGTCATTTCTAAGATTAACAAATCTAGTTAATAATACAATTCCGATGTCGGGAGATAGTTACACAATAATACCGTCATTATCGGCACAAACTTGTGATTTTTCGGGTTTTATAAATAATGGTACTTATTTAGGGGTAACCCGTTATGTTAAATATGCGTGGAATTACACCACTAACGTATCATTATTAAATTATTATAATATTTTTACAGTAATTAACGGGTCTCAAGTTTTAATTTATCAATATAATTTAAACACCAACACACTCATATATAAAGACCCCACTTATTTTATTTAACATAATACCTCCCCCAAAAAGGGAGGTTTTTTTTACCCATTTGACTTAATCAATTATTTCCGATATATTTATAGAAACAAGACAAACCTGACTTATGTCGGTGCTAATATGTCACTCAAAAAAAATATATTATGGTAACACAAGAAGAAATTAAGGCGTTTCTAGAAGGAAACGACCCCGAAGAGCACATAGTTGCTATCGAGTATGATTACGTAACTGACGCAATCTACAAAATCAAAGAAATCCCTGGTCAGGGAAAAATAATCAAAAAAGATACATTTACAGCATTTGCTTGGGTTGGAGACCTTAGAGATTTGAATTTTTATTCAAAATCTAAAGACCAACAAAGAGTTGCAATGAAAAAACATGGAATCGTCATTGATAAGTTAGAAACCAAAGGTAATGAGAGATTAGAAAAGGGTCTCAAATTTATGGTTAAATCAATGAAAGGTTACCGTTCACTTATCCAATTCTTCAAAGAGGGTGGTGTTGACCCTTGGGGTGAAAAAACAAAAGGAAAACTTACCGTACTTCCCCCAGTCGAACAATTCCTTATTTCGAGAGAAAAGAGGTTATTTAAGGGGTTTGAGGAGTATAATGATATCACCCGACTCGGATTTGACTTGGAGACGACCGCTTTAGAACCTAAAGATGGTCGTATATTTATGATTGGAATTAAAACCAATAAAGGATACCAAAAAGTTATTGAGTGTGCTGATGAAGACCAAGAGAGAAGAGGTTTAGTAGAATTCTTTAATATTATTGATGAATTAAAACCATCTATTATTGGTGGGTATAATTCAGCAAACTTTGACTGGTTTTGGATATTCGAGAGATGTAAAGCTCTTAACTTAGACATCAAAAAGATAGCTAAATCACTAAATCCAGCAAGACCTATCTCTCAAAAGGATGGTATGTTAAAACTTGCTAACGAGGTGGAAAGATTCTCACAAACTCAATTGTGGGGTTACAATATTATTGATATTATCCACTCAGTTCGTAGAGCCCAAGCAATTAATTCAAGTATTAAATCAGCAGGTCTTAAATACATCACCCAATACATTAAAGCCGAAGCTCCCGACCGAGTTTATATCGACCACTTAGAGATTGGTCCAATGTATGCCAAAAAAGAAGAATATTGGTTAAATGTTGAGAATGGGAAATATAAGAAAGCCGATAATCCAGATTTCAATAACTTAGATACAAGATTCCCTGGTAAATACATTAAAGTAACCGGTGATAATGTTGTTGAGAGATATCTTGATGACGATTTAGAAGAAACCCTAACAGTGGATGATGAGTTCAATCAAGGAACGTTTCTACTTGCGTCAATGGTACCAACAACATACGAGAGAGTTTCCACAATGGGAACGGCAACGATTTGGAGAATGATAATGTTGGCGTTTTCATATAAACATAATTTAGCTATACCTCAAAAAGAAGAGAAGACTGACTTCGTAGGGGGACTTTCAAGACTACTTAAGGTGGGTTACTCTACTGATGTATTAAAACTCGATTATTCTTCTTTATATCCATCTATTCAACTAACTCACGACGTGTTTCCTAAATGCGATGTAATGGGGGGAATGAAAGGGATGTTGGATTACTTTCGTAATGCTCGTATTATGTATAAAAATTTATCATCCGAATATAAAACTATTAACCCAAAGAAATCTTTATCGTATGACCGTAAACAACTCCCTCTGAAGATTTTCATTAACTCTTTATTTGGTGGTTTAAGCGCTCCTCACGTATATGAATGGGGGGAAATGAATAGTGGTGAGAGAATTACTTGTACCGGAAGACAATATCTTCGTCAGATGGTTAAATACTTTGTTAAAAGGGGTTATACTCCTTTAGTTCTCGATACTGATGGGGTTAACTTTAGTTTACCGAAAGAAGGTGTTGAGGATAGAGTCTATATTGGAAAAGGTTTAAATTGGTTGGTTAAAGAGGGTAAAGAATATAGGGGTTATTATGCCGACACCGCAGAATATAACGATTTATTTATGAAAAATTCTATGGGTTTAGATTGTGATGGGACTTGGGATTCTTGTATTAATTTAAGTAGAAAAAATTACGCCACGATGGAGTCCAACGGTAAGATTAAATTAACCGGGAACTCAATTAAATCTAAAAAATTACCACTATATATTGAGGTATTTTTAGATAAAGGCGTGAGATTATTATTGGAGGGAAAAGGACAAGAATTTATTGAGTGGTATTTTGAATATCACCAAAGAATATATAACCAACAAATCCCATTGAAACAAATTGCTCAAAGAGCGAGAGTTAAATTATCTATTGACGATTATAAAAAAAGATGTGGTATGAAAACTAAGGCGGGTTCGTTAATGTCGAGGATGAGTCATATGGAATTGGTAATTAAACACAACTTAAAAGTATCATTAGGTGATGTTATTAGTTATGTTAATAATGGAACTAAAGCCTCTCACGGAGACGTTCAAAAAATAACAAAAAACAATTACACTAAAAAAGAGTTAGATTTATTTACATCCGTGAATGGGATGGAACCTGAAAATAAAACTACCTCAACAATACAACTTAATTGTTATCTGTTAGACCAAACTGAAATTGAAAATAATCCCGAGTTAATAGGTGAGTATAATGTTGCAAGAGCAATCACAACATTTAATAAAAAAGTTGAACCATTATTGATTGTTTTTAACAAGGAGTTACGAGAAAGTTTGTTAATTGCCAATCCAGAAGAGAGAGGGTTTTTCACTAAAACTCAGTGTGAATTAGTTAGTGGGGTTCCAAATAAAGATGTTGACCAAGATAAAATTGAGGATTTATTAACGATAACCGATTTAGAGTTAAAATTTTGGGATAAAGTCGGGGTTAGTCCTGATTATATTTATGATTTAGCAGAACCGGGATGGGAAGAACATATTAACTAAAAATTAAGAATAAAAACCTGACTTTTACATAAAATAAGATATTTATATATATGGGACGACCTAAAAAAGAAGAGAAAGATAAAAAGATTAAAATTGGTATAACAATTGACCGAGAACTTTATAATCAAATTAAAAAAGATAAAATAATGCCTTCCCGAATTATAGAAAAACTAGTTAAAGAATATTATGAAAACAAAAATTTGTAGTAAGTGTAAAGAAGAAAAAGATATTAATATGTTTTATACCGGCAGACCCGAATGTAAAAGTTGTAAATTACTTAGAGATAAATCTTATTATGATTTAAATAAAGAAATAATACTAAATAAAAATAAATTATATTGGGAAAATAATAAAGAAACAATAACAAATAGACATAAAGAATATTGGGAAAATAATAAAGAAAAATGTAAAGACCTTCAAAAAACTTATAGGTTAAATAATGTCGAGAAAGAATCTAATAGACGTAAATTATGGTTAAAATCTAACAAATGTCGAATTAATGATTATAGAAAAAAACAAAGGTTAGAACATCCGACTTATAGATTATCGGAAAATATTAGACGAAGATTAAATACTTTTTTAAAATCAAATAATGTTACTAAAAAAAACAAAACATTTGATATTGTTGGTTGTTCTCCGGAATTCCTTAAAGAGTATTTAGAACAAAAATTTACAGAAGGAATGTCTTGGAAGTTAATGGGACAACACATTCATATCGACCACATAATCCCTTTATCATCGGCAAACACCGAAGAAGAACTATATAAACTTTGTCATTATACAAACCTTCAACCATTATGGGCTTTTGATAATTTAAGTAAGGGAAGTAAAATATTATAAACAGAAAAGGTGTCGTTAGACACCTTTTTTTATTCTAATTTTAAACCATCAGAACTAATAATGTACCAGTTACCCTCAACTCTAAAAAATTCAACCGCGGCACCTCGGTCAATAAATATTTCGTCATATTGTTCGTCAATTAGACCCATCATAGGTAAAATCATTACTTTTGTTAAAGTTTTAATTACAATATGTTCTGTAGTATTTTGGTCTAAAATAATTTTACAATTAGGAACATCTTTAACTAAGATGAATTCTTCACCAATTGTTCTATGTTCCGGGATTGTAATTATTTGAATTGCCGGTTTATTTGGTAGGTTCGACATTGAACCGAATAATTTGTTTCCAATTTTTGTTCTTGTTATAAAAGTCATATAAATTAAATTACGTATATTTGTCTTGGCATTGCTCTAAATCTCAAACTAGTGTTAAGGTCAGTTGCAATTTTGGCCTCTCTCTCCATAACTCGTTCAGGTTTAAGTCTTGTTAATCTACCTTCAGTACCAATTAACTCTTCAATTAACTTTGTTTTTTCGTCTTTAGCTTCAGTCGATAACGATAGATAATCCATTGTTAATTCACTATCCGGTGTTTTGATATTCCCACTAAATTTACCACGAACTCTTGATAATGTTTCCTTCACGTATGCCGTAAACCAACGACGAACCCAAACTTGAGCAGGATTATTTAAATCGACCCAATCAATTCCTTCCAAAGGAACATCTGAAGGTAATTTAATGATATCCGGATTTGATTTTAAACATTTATCTCTATCAGCAGGTCCAGCATCATAATACCAGTACCAAACACGCCCCCTCTTCATAGTTGCTTGACCAAAATCAAATTTACCCCCCGGTGTTTGCATTAAATGTAGAGCCTTTTTTCCTTCAGGTAAAGCGGTGATTTTATAAGTTAAATCTCCGGCAATAATTCTTCTTTGTATGTTATTCTCTTGTAATCTTAATAACATATCAAAAGCTGGCATCATAAACATCGACCCTGACATACCCATTTGTGAAAAACCCCCAGGACCACCTAATCCGGCTGCACCTAAGGAACCAAATGACCAAGGGTCTAGTAATATACTATTAAGTTCTGCGGGTGTATACCACATTACTTCATTAATTTCTCTATTAGCGGGAATTTCGTAAATTTGTTGGTTAGGAACTAACTCAACAAAATCTTTTTTAAGTTCCCAATCACCCCCCGCTTGTAGTCCAACAATTTTGGAGTAGGCGTAAGTATAACGAGTTTCATAATCCAAACTTTTGGTGATGAATGCTCGTGATAATGATTGTGTATCTAAATTTAAATTTGCTAATGATGTCCATTGAGATTCAATTAACCAATCTTGAATATATTGTGAATAATCACTAATTGATAATTCCATTAAACTATCCATCATTTCGTCTTCGATTTCAATTGAACGAAGTGGTGCTCCCAATAAGTGTTTGATTCTTGTGTAAAGTTGGGTTCTTTCCGGTTCTGCAATTCCAGCCATATAGATTTGTGTTTCTATATAAATATCAGCTAAGAGTATAAATTAAATTCTCTTTGTTAAAAACAAAATTACCGTCAATAATTGTTGAATTTTTATTATCAAACACCAAAATTTCTTTATTATTTTTTGAGAAGATTAACCAATCGGTTTTATATTTTTTAACATTACCGGCACCCATAACAAATGTTAAATTTTGTTCTCCGATTAAATGGGTGAATGGTTTGATTTGAGCTGTTTTACGTTCATCATTAATAATTATTTCACAATCAATTCCACCAATCATATCATCACTACTACCTAATTTACCGATAGGGATAACATTATTAACACCGAATTGTTTTTTAAGAATTTCAACTGTTGTGTCTTCTCTTTTTTGACCCCACGCGTGGGTTTGGCCTAACACCATCATAAGTGATTGGAATGTTGAGGAGTTGGTGTTAAAGATTCGGTCTTTATATTGTTCGATTATGTTTATAAATTTTTTAACTTCATTTATTTGAGATAGAGCTGTTTGAAATTTGAAAACAATTATTGGATGTTGCATAGACGACAGGACTTTATTAACATCTCTAAGAAGAACACAGAAACAACTATAGTTTGTGTTTAATTTGTTGATAACGGAACGACCGGGTTGTTCTAAGTCGTATATACCATATGATTCACCTTCGGAATAACCTCCTTTTATGTAGTAGTTTTCTGAGAATACTTCTCTTAAAACATTATTAATTGAGTTTTTAAAGATTTCTTTAACTCGGGGGTTTGTGTTAAAAAGTTGTCTAATTTCTTCAATTTGAATTGGAAGACACTTTTCTGCTTTAGTTTGAATAAGTACTAAAGAAACTTTGTTTTCATTATTTATCATAATAGGCTTGTTTTAATTAAACAACCGAGCTATCCCCGATTGTTTATCTTGTTCATAAGTTCTCCAATAAAATCACCTTTATCTTCAATATTATCCCCCATTACAGTTCCAATATTTAATTTCTTTTGATTTACCATATCGTAAATGATTGCTTCGACACTGTTATCAAAAATTGGGTAATAAACGGATACTGAATTTTTTTGTCCGTATCTGTACGCTCTATCTTCTGCTTGGGCTAAATCACCAGGGACAAATGATAGGTCATTAATAATTACGGCTTCAGCTGCGGTTAGAGTGATACCAACACCTGCGGCCTTTACATTACCAACAAATACTTTAATCTTTTCGTTATCTTGAAATTGGTCCACAGCATATTGTCTTTGAGGTTTTGATGTTGAACCATCTAATCTTACGGCTTGTTTTCCAAAATGGTCGGCAATTCTGTTTAATGTTTCGGTAAAGTTGGTAAAGATAATAACTTTTTTGTCTTGTTCCAAAATATTTTCAGCTAATTCTATCGTATCTTTAATTTTTTCTTCGGCAATCACTTGACGAACCTTCATTAACTTACTGAACTGAACCGTTAGAGATGTTGATTCATCGGGGTTCTTATTATACCAATCGTAGTATTCCCCCATCAATCCTTCATAAAGTTTTGATTTTAATCTTAAATAAACCGGTGTAATAATTTTTTCGGGTAAATCTAAAACTTCCGTTTTCAATCTACGTAAAACTTGTCTTGATGTTCGGTCTCTCAATTCTTCTAAGTTTGATGCTCCAGTAACATTCCATATTTTACGAGTTCCCGCAGTAAATTGATAACCTTGACAATATCTAATGGCATAGGCCATCCAATTATTACTTACCGGACTTTCAACCAACGATAATAGGTTAAAATAATTCATCGGACGGTTAGTCATAGGTGTTCCGGTTAATAACCAAACTCTTTCACATTTTTTAGAAAAACTATTAACCAACTTTGTTCTCGCCGCTTGTCCGTTACTAACATAATGAGCTTCATCTAAGATAATTAAATCAAAATTTCCTTGTGTGATTAAAGAGTTTTCCTTATTTTTGAGGTCATAGAAGTTTTTAAGAATATCGTAATTAACAATTACAAAATCATGCTCAATTGAGAAATTTTTACCCTCAGAAATATAAACACTCCTATCAGAATAGTTTTCAATCTCTCTTTGCCAGTTAATTTTTAAAGATGCCGGACAAATAATAAGTATTTTTTTGGCACCCGTTTCTAAAGCGGCGATAATTGTTGATGTGGTCTTACCTAATCCCATATCATCGGCAAGGATGAATCTTTTAGACCCGGCAAGTTTTTCGATAGCTTCTTTTTGATGTTCTAATGGTGGTCTATGAGAGTATTTTGAATAATCCACAACAATATTCTTAATTGTGTGTGTTTTAATCAAAGCACCTTTCGGTAACCAAAAATCGTGGATAGTTTCGTTCTCCAATATTTTTCCCCAAACGTGGTAGGATTTTTCTTTCTCAACTAATAGCTTTTCTACCCATACCTGTTCGGGGATTTTAAGTAATAATTTTTCGTCGGCAATTTTTTTGGCAAAGTAGGGGTCTAAATCAACCCATCGTTTGGCTACCTTTGGTGTAACTTCGTAATAATTTATTATGTAATCGCATTGAGCTCTTGTAGGAAAAAATCGTTTATTTGATTCCTTTTGAAATTTTAATTTTAAGATGTGGTTGTTTGCTCCCTGATAAGTTCCAAGAAGAGATATTGCTCGTTGTTCTATTGTTAAATTAGAATTATCGGATGTGTTGTTTTCCAAATTTAATCTTTTTATAGAAATATAACACATTTCTCAATATTTATCAATATGAATAATGAACCAATAAACTTTGACCGAGATTATAAGATAATTAAAAGGTATTTAGATATAACTAAACCAAGTGGCGTTTCGGATATTGAGTTTGAATTAAGACCAACAGGTGATAAAGACGAATATTATATGAGTATAATGTATATTGTTCCTGATGGTAGTAAATATTTAAGTTATGTTGTTACTAAAAATGTTGTACGAAATGAGTGGAATTACCAAATAATAAAAGATATTCAAAATTATTTTGGATTAAGGGTGATTATTAATAACTCCGGAACAAGAAGTGAAAAATTTAATTATGAATAATAAAGTACCAATTACAAGAATAGGAAAGTTCTTCGGAGCCGAGGATTTTACATTAGAACAAGATTTTGGTTCTGAATGGTTGCATAATGATATGAACTTTACATTAGTTCTATACCGTGTTGATAGATATAAGACAAAAGCTGATGACGTGTATGGTGAGACATCCGTGGATGGTATCAAGTTTTTACCACCGGTTGAATTTAAAGGATATGTTCAAATTATGGCTCCTGAGAACAAATATTTAGGAACATCTAAAATTGACCAAATGGAACCGGGTAATATGAAAGTATCTGTCTATCAAAGAGATTTGGAAGAATTGGAAATTGATATTAGTTATGGTGATTACATTGGATACTACGAAACTGAAGATAAAGTGAGGTATTACACTGTTAATAACGATGGAAGGGTAACATCAGACAATAAACATACAATTGGGGGTTATAAACCGTTCTATAGAACTATTATGGCATCTCCGGTTACAAATAACGAATTTAGAGGATTATAATGAAAGTAGTAATAACAGAGAGTAGGTTATTTGACGCAATATATAATTATATCGATAATATGTATGATGTTTCCGAACTTACTTTAAAACACCCTGAAGTTTGGGACGATGAAGAAATGTCGGAGATTGAAAACTCATATGTAACAGATTTCTACGATTATAATGAAAATTTAATATTTAGTTATTTTGAAAAAGAATATTACGGTAATGATATTGGTAGTAAATTTTTTAAAGATTCTGCACCAATTTTAGAGGTTAATGGATACGATTGGCAAAGATTAACTAGTATGTTTGGCAATAATTGGAAGGAACCAATGAAAAAATCATTTGAAGATAAATTTGGATTACCGGTTAATACCGTAACAATAGAATAATAAAACAATAAAATGGGTTTACCAAACAAAATAAAAAAAAATATACCACTAACGGAGTCCAAAACTCTTTTACCAAGAAGACACGAACTTTTGGATAAAATCAATAAAGACGGAACTTATCTTCCCAAATCTTTATTGCATGCCGACTTAGATAGAGGTTTTTTAGATTTTGTTAAAGACGATTTAAAAGTTGTTGTTGAAGGTAAAACTATTCCAACGGTAGATATTTTAATTACCACTCAGAATTGGGCTCAATTCACTGAAACTTGGAATTTCCAAAATATAGATAAAAACGCTGAACCCCCATTTATAACTGTTGTTAGAACGCCTGAAGTTAAATTTGGGACTAATCCGGCAGTTTTATATAACATACCAAATAGAAGACAATATTTTTACGCTCAAGTTCCAACATTTGACGGACAAAGAAATGGTATGGATGTTTATACTATACCTCAACCGGTTCCGGTAGATATTACCTATTCTGTTAAAATTATTTGTAATAGAATGAGAGAATTAAATAAACTTAATCAAATTATTCTTGAGAAGTTTGCATCAAGACAGGCATATGCGGTAATTAAGGGTCATTATATTCCTATTGTTATGGGTAATATTGCTGACGAATCGGTATTTGATGTTGAAAAAAGAAAGTATTACATTCAAACATATGAATTTACTATGTTGGGGTTTTTAATTGATGAAGACGAATTTGAGGTTTCTCCGGCAATAACAAGGGTATTACAGGTTGTTGAGATTGAAAAAAAGACGACAAGACGTAATAAGAAAAAACCTATTGAAGAAGGTCCTGGAAATCAAGCGTTGTTTTTAGTTGGTAATACAACTCTAACACAACTGTTTAGTTATGTTGTTGATATTAAAATTGGTGAAATAGTTAATATAAGTTCGTTTGATGTTTATATCAACGATGATTATTATGGGACCGATTTGATTTTAATACAAATTAACTCTGGTGATGTTCTAAGGTTAGATATTGTTAAAAATGATAACCTATTAGAATCTACAATTCAGTTTATTGATAAGATATTTTAATCCTCACCATAGATATCCTTTGTTGGTTTGCATTTTTCAACAATTAGTCGTTCTAAAAAACGATACATTTTAATTCCCTTCTTTTCGCAGTAGTTTTTAAGAATCTCGTGTGATTCCACCGATATCTTTAAATTTTTAATCTTTTTGATGTCTTTATCCATAAGTAGAAAAAAGGTAGAAAATAATCTCCCTAAAATATAAATAGTTGCTACGAAGTAAAGTATTTTGGTTTTTTTTTAATATTTATATATAAATAAAATTATAAACAAGACAAACTAATGGCAACAAACAGCAAAGTATTCGTATCTCCCGGGGTATATACTTCCGAAGTTGATTTAAGTTTCGTAGCACAAAGTGTGGGTGTAACCACATTAGGTATCGTTGGTGAGACACAAAAAGGTCCCGCTTTTGAACCAATCTTTATACGTAACTTCGATGAATTCTCAACTTTTTTTGGGGGAACATCCCCTGAGAAGTTTATCAATACACAAATACCGAAGTATGAAGCATCATATATCGCAAAGGCTTACTTACAACAATCTAATCAATTGTTTGTTACGAGAATTTTGGGGTTATCAGGATATGATGCAGGACCATCTTGGTCTTTTAAAACAATCGCTAATGTTGATAAATCAACAGTAGGGTTTAAGTGTTCTGGAACAACATATGATGTAACATTATGTGCGGATGTATGTACGGGTTATACTATAACACCATTTACATTTACTTTCACAGGATGTAACAGTAATATAAATACGATTGGATTATCGGGGGTAACTAGTTATATATCAAGTAATTTAAATGATACTTACGAAACATTTAATGGAAGTACCTCAACAATATCTGATAATATTAAAACACAATTATTTAATATTATTAGTATTCCAAGTACTTCAGCAACATCAATTAACTACTACGGGACAATTTCAGGTTCTGATTATAACACATTAAGTACTACATACACAAGTGAAACTAATGTTTATGGTGTTGATAGTGTAAGTTCAACAAATGCGGACTATACTGATGCAAATAATGACCCTTGGTATTACTCTTTATTTGATAATACTAATGGTTCATATAGTGGTTTTTCATTTTATAATGTTGTTAGTGATTTAACTCAAACTTCAACATCTTCAAACTGTGCAACATTCTATTCATTATCAGTTAGTTCTGCAACGGTATCAAATACTGTAGGTAGTATAAACTATAATACTAATACTATTGATGTTGTGTTACCATCAGGAACACCAACATCTGGTTTAACGGCATTAACAGTTATGTTTAGTGCTTGTACAACAAATGTTAAGGTTAGTGGTGTTACACAACAAAGTTCAGGTAGTACTCAAAACTTTTCAGCGGGAACTAAACAATATGTTTTAGTGTCCCAAGATAGTGGAACAACGAATAATTGGACCGTTAATGTTACGGTTGATAATCCTTGTAATCCAGCGACAACAGGTCATACAGGTTCTCATAATACCGGAACAATAACTACTTGTTATAGTGGTACGGTTAGTGGTAAAATTTATGTTTATTCAGGTGTCTCTTATACTGATTTTGACGATATGGTTATTGCAACACTTCGTTCAAGAGGTATTGCAACATATAGTACTGATAGTAATGGTCCTGCTTATGAAGTTACAGGATTAACAGATGTTACTATTGATTGTGTTACTTCAACATATTCAAACATTGCTAAAAACCCATTTGCGGAATTTGGTCTTAATGTTATAGATAAAGATGGTAATAGTTTCTTCTTTGAAACATCATTTAGTGAATCGGATTCTAAATACTTACCAAAAGTGTTTGGTTCTTCTAATTTCTCTAAACCAAGAACAACAGTACCATTATTTGTTGAGGAAAAATTTCAAACATTATTGAACTACGGTTATAATAAAGGATATATTAAAGGTTTAAGTTGTGACTTACTATCATTACCTAGAGCTAATTCAAATGTTAATTCCTCGTCATCTATAGCATATTACTTAGAAAAATATCAAACACCGGTTTCACCGTGGATTGTTTCTGAAGTTAGAGGTAGTAAAGTATATAACTTATTTAGATTTACAACCATTTCTGACGGTAATGGTGCAAATACGGAAGTTAAAATATCAATATCTAATATGTCTTTTAATAATTTAACATTTGACGTGTTAGTTAGAGATTTTTATGATACCGATAATAATCCGGTAGTAATTGAGAAATTTACTAATTGTACTATGGATTCTAATAGTAATTCATTTGTGGGACAAAAAATTGGAACAACAGATGGTGAATACGCATTAAATTCAAAATACATAATGGTAGAAATGAATGAAGATGCACCTATTGATACATTACCTTGTGGTTTTCAAGGATTTAAATTTAGACAATATGGTTCATCAAATTCCCCATTTCCAATTTATAAAACTAAATACGATTATCCGGGAGAAGTGGTTTTTGACCCACCATTTGGATTAAGTTCAGGAAGTAACAACTCAACTTTAAGTCCGGGTGATAATGTTCGTAAAACATATTTAGGTATTTCTACAGGAAATGGTGCTGGTTTTGACGTTGATTTCTTCCAATATAAAGGAAAACAAAGACCTTTAAATTTATGTATTGATAGTGATGCTGCTGAATGGATAACATTAACTAAAGGTTATCATATGGATAAAAACGCAAGTGGTATAACAATTTCTAATAGTTATACAACTAGTGGAACTTCAGCATATTATGTTGGTGACGCTACATTCACAACAGACCCTTCAGACGAAACAAGTCCTTATTACAGAATATATTCTCGTAAGTTCTCAGTATTAGTTCAAGGAGGTTTTGATGGTTGGGATATCTATAGAGAATCAAGAACAAATACCGACACATTTAAGTTAGGTAGAAGAGGTTACTTAAACGGTGCTTGTCAGGACATTAAATATCCTACAGCAACAGGTTGGGGAGCATTTAAACAAATTAAAGTTGGAAATAATACTGTTGATTGGGGTAACTCTGATTACTACGCTTATTTATTAGGACAACAAACATTCTCAAATCCTGAAGCAGTTAATATTAATTTATTTGTTACACCAGGTATTGATTATACTAATAATTCTGATTTAGTTGGGGATGCAATTGAAATGATTGAGTTCAATAGAGCTGATTCATTATACATTTGTACGACTGCTGATAGTAATTTATTTTTACCAACACCTGATACCGCTGGTTTAATTTACCCTCAAGAAGCTGTTAATGTTTTGGACGATAGTGGTGTAGATTCTAATTATACAGCAACTTATTATCCTTGGGTATTAACTAGAGATAGTGTTAATAATACACAAATCTATTTACCACCAACGGCAGAAGTTGTAAGAAACTTGGCATTAACCGATAACATTGCGTTCCCTTGGTTCGCGGCAGCAGGTTATACAAGAGGTATTGTAAATGCTATCAAAGCGAGAAAGAAACTTACTCAAGAAGATAGAGATGTCCTTTATCAAGGTCGTATCAACCCAATCGCCACTTTTTCTGATGTTGGTACCGTAATTTGGGGTAATAAAACTCTTCAAGTAGCACAATCCGCTCTTGATAGAATAAATGTGAGAAGATTATTACTTCAAGCTCGTAAATTGATTTCAGCAGTATCTGTAAGATTATTGTTTGAACAAAACGACCAAAAAGTAAGACAAGATTTCTTAGATGCTGTTAATCCTATCTTGGACGCTATCAGAAGAGATAGAGGTTTATATGATTTCCGAGTTACAGTATCTTCAGACACTGCTGATTTAGATAGAAATCAAATGACAGGTAAGATTTATATCAAACCAACCAAATCATTAGAATTTATAGACATTACGTTCTATATTACTCCAACCGGAGCTTCTTTTGAAAATATATAATAAAAAAATTATGACCCATTGTAATAGTGGGTCATAATTAAGCCTTAATTAAAAATTATGTTAAAAAATAGAATTGTAGAGGGTATTGACGAAACAGGTGCTCCGGATGAAAAGTATTACGCTTTTGATTGGGACGATAATATTGTTTCTATGCCGACAAAGATAATATTAAAAGATGAAGATGGTGATGAGGTTGGAATGTCAACTGAAGATTTTGCAACATATCGAGAAGAAATTGGTAAAGAACCAGTTGAGTTTGAAGGACACACTATTGTTGGGTTCTCTAACGACCCTTTTAGATGGTTTGGAACTAAAGGTGATAAACAATTTATTGTTGATTCAATGACCGCAAAACCAGGTCCTGCTTGGCCGGATTTTGTTGAAGCAATTAATAATGGTTCAATATTCTCAATCGTAACAGCAAGAGGGCATACACCTTCAGTTTTAAAAGAGGCTTGTTACAATTATATTGTATCTAATTTCAACGGTATTAATTCTAATGAATTAGTTAGAAATTTAGAAAAATATAGAGATTTAACGGATGAAGAAAACACATCTAAAAGAGAAATGATTAGAGAATATTTAGATTTATGTCGTTTTTATCCTGTAACTTATGGAGAAGGTTCCGCAACAAATCCTGAACAAGGTAAAATCAAAGCATTAGATGAGTTTGTTGAGTATGTTAAAGATATATCTAACTATATTCAAAAAGAAGCATTTTTAAAAAATAAAATAAATAATTATTTTGTACCTAAAATAGGTTTTTCAGATGACGACTTAAAAAATGTGGATGTAGTGAAAAAACATTTTGAACAAGACCCAGAAAATATTATTAAAACATATTCAACCGCTGGAGGAATTAAAAAAGAATATTAAAATATTTATAAATAAAAATTATTAAATAAAAATTATTAAATAAAAATTATTAAATAAAAATTATTAAATAAAAATTATTAAATAAAAATTATTAAATAAAAATTATTAAATAAACTATTAATATAAAAACTAGGATTTCTAGAATGATAGATATTTTAATTCTAAAAGTCAAGTAAAAAAAATTAAATAGGTAATATTTATAATAAACAAGATAAAAAATAAAAATTAAAAAAACAAATAGAAAATGGCTGATTTATTAATGAAAATGCCCATACCGTATGAACCGAAAAGACAAAATAGGTTTATTGTACGATTCCCTTCTACATTAGGGATTAACGAATGGTTCGTAGAATCTGCCGCTAGACCACACATAACAATCAAAGACGTTGAAATACCTTTTTTAAATACTTCAACTTATGTTGCTGGTAGATTTACTTGGGGTACTATGAATGTTAAATTCCGTGACCCAATTGGACCTTCAGCGTCACAAGCTCTTATGGAGTGGGTTCGTTTATGTGCTGAGTCTGTTACAGGTCGTATGGGGTATGCTGCGGGATACAAAAAAAATATTGACCTTGAGATGTTAGACCCAACAGGTGTTGTTGTGGAAAAATGGATTTTAGAAGGTTCTTGGTTAAGTGATGTTAATTTTGACGCTTTACAGTATAGTTCAGACCAATTAGCAACAATTTCAACAACTATTCGTATGGATAGATGTGTATTAGTTTATTAATTTATAAAAATTAAAATAAAATACCCCTACATTTAATTATGTGGGGGTATTTTATTTATATTAAAAAAATATATCGTATTATTTATAATAAAAACAAAATTATATGGAACAAAGTTTAATAGATGCTGGAACACAAAATTTCAGCTTACCACACGATATGGTTCAATTACCGACAGATGGGGTTTTTTATAAATCAAAAAAGAAAGCGGTTAAAATTGGTTATTTAACAGCAAATGATGAAAATTATTTAATTGGTGCTGGTCGTAGTAGTGAAAACATTATTTTAAAATTATTGAGAAATAAAATGTACGAACACGACTTACGTCCTGAAGAACTTTTAGATGGTGATGTTGAGGCAATATTAATCTTTTTAAGAAATACTTCTTTTGGTTCAGAATATAGTCTTAATTTAATTGACCCAGGAACTGATAAACCATTTGTTGGTACAATTACTTTAGATGAGTTAAATTTTAGAAAAACGAATGTTAAACCGGATGAAGATGGTACATTTACCACTAAATTACCAAAAACTGGTGTTACAGTAAAATTAAAACCAACAACTTTTAATGATACAATTGATTTAGATAAAATGGCTGAACAATATCCCGTTGGTCATCAAGTGCCAAGAATTACTTGGAAATTATTAAAACATATTGTTGAAATTGATGGTAATACTGATAGAACAAAAATAAGTTTATTTATTGATTCCTTACCAATTATGGATTCAAAATACATAAGAAAGTTTTTAAAAGAAAATGAACCGTCATTGGATTTAAAAAGAAGTGTAATCGCCCCATCAGGAGAATTGGTATCTTTCGAGATTGCCTTTGGGGTGGAGTTTTTTCGACCTTTCTTCTAATCACCGACAATTATTGATTGAGGAATACTTGTATTTGTCTCAATCAATACACGTTTCATATTCGGATTTTCATTTGATGCCAACATATGTTCGAAAATATTTAATAAACCGATTAATCGATAATAACACACCAGACTAGTAATTTAAAAACTATGTTTGGTGTATTTATTTATAAATACATTTAATTATGCCGACCCCAATAGACCCAACAACACCCGCAGATAAATCGAGAGGATTAGGGGAAACTTTATATTCTAATATTAGTCCTGAAGCAATTGCTAAAGTTGTATTAACACTTGATGCTGCTGCTAGTCAAATGTTACATCAGTTTGGACAAGGTCAAGCTATGTCCGACATTTTGCGTAAAAGTATGGCAGAATCAGTTACTGATGTTAGAAAACTAGGTGGTGATATTGCGGATGTTCTTAAAACACAACAAGAAGCTTCCTTAGCGTTAGGTAGAAATGTTATTTTATCTAATAAAACAACTGAAGATTTATATGCTACGATGAAGGTTACGGGACAATCTGTTAAAGAGATTGTTAGTAATATGGCAGATGCGGGTATATCATCCGCAAAGGCGACAAATGAAATGTTAAAAGTGGTTAATGTTGCTCGAGAATCTGGTGTAAGTGCTGTAGCAGTTTCTGAAACGGTTTTAAAAAATATGAATGCTCTTAACAAATATAATTTTGAAGGTGGTGTTGATGGTTTGGCTAAAATGGCGGCACAAGCGACATCGTTAAGAATTGATATGTCTCAAACATTAGGGTTTGCTGAAAAAGTGTTTAATCCTGAGGGGGCTATTGAAATTGCTGCTGCGATGCAAAGATTAGGTGTTTCTCAAAGTTCATTACTTGACCCATTAAAATTAATGGATTTATCTCAAAATGACCCGGCTGAATTACAGAATCAAATTGCTGAAATGAGCAAACAATTTGTTCAACTTGGAAAAGACGGACATTTTGAAATTATGCCGGGGGCAAAACGACAACTGAGAGAAATTTCAAGTGCGATGGGTATAGGTTACGACCAACTTACCAAAATGGCCTTAGGTAGTGCTGATTTAGATAAAAAAATGAAAGAAATATCTTTTCCATCAGCAACTGAAGACCAAAAGAAAATGATTGCCAATATGGCAGAAATGGGTACGGGTGGTGAATATATGGTTAAATTTACTGATAAAGAAGGTACTTCTCAAGAAAAGGCTGTTTCTGAATTAAATAAAGATGATGTTGCCGCTCTTGAAAAAATGGCTAACACAGCACCAAAATCGATGGAGGAATTGGCTAAAGACCAATTATCAGCAATACAAGATGTTACTGCAGCAATTAACAGTTTAGGTGATAGAACAGGTTTAGGGTTAGCTACGAGTAATCTAAGTAGTCAATTATTAAAAGGTGGTAGAAAAATTGGTGAGGCTTTAGGTGAAGTCCCTGGTAAAAATTTATCGGCGAAAAATATTGGAAAAGGTGCTGATGAAATTATAAATGATTTAAGTTCAGGGGCTAGTTTAAGTGATGTTTTGAGTAAATTTAAAAATAAATTTATTAATGAATTACATACAGCTTTTGAAAATGTTAATGAACAAATGGCTAAACTAAAAGATGAGGTACCCCTATTCAAGGTGATTAATAGTATTAGTACGGGAACCCCAATAGGAAACACTCCAACAAATTCTAGTATACCAAAAG